TGCTTGAGCGTGTAGCCGTCAAAGGTTGAAGCATCGTTAACGGCCGTTCCCGTGTTCGCCACGAATGTCCCGGCGGCGACTGCGGTCGTGACCTGTACAATCGGCGTGGCATTGAAGAATCCAATCTTCTGAGTTGTGGCCGTTCCGATCTTCGTGCCCGTGGTCGTGCCGAAGGCCATATTTACGCCGTCAATATATGTCGCCGAGGTATTTGAGAGCGTGAGGAATGTCGTGTTCGTCGAATCTCGAAAGATGGTAGAGGTTGCAGAAAGGTAGTTATTGCCGTCCGAATACGGTAGCCAAGTACCAGCACCGCCAAGGTTACCGCCCGTCCCAAACTGGACATAACTGTTTGAGAATTGAACGATTCCCGAAGATGCTCCGTTAACAGCGAGAGCGGCGATCGAAAGCGTTCCGCCTGACCCGACTGTAAACTTTGTGAAGTTGTTTGAATCGTATGCGAGTCTTAACTGCTCAGTTGTGTGTAGCAAATGCAATCTTGCAGAATTGGTTGTGCTTCCGACCGAAATATTGCCGTCATTGTGAATTCGCAATCGCTCAGTCATCACCGCTGATGAGTTGGCAGTTTCAATGCGGAAGGTCGCACTAGTTGCAGTCGAAGCCGCCCCCTCTTGAGTTCCTACGATTCGAGCAACGCTGACGGCGTTCGCACTTCCTGGGGCTTGTATTACTAAGGCAGTTCCTCGACCTGCTCCGCCATTTCCCGAAGATGCAATTGTGAAACGGTCAACGATGCCAGCCGTACCTGCTCCCGATGTAAGCAAGGTGTTTGCGGTATCATCCCAAAAAAAGTTGGTGTTATCTTGGGCAAGTGTTGTGCCGTTGCTAAAAATTACCGAGCCAGCGGTGAAAGATGGAAGCGTAAATTTTGCATTGATTTGTGTTTGAATGGCAGATGTCACGCCCTTCACATAGGCGAGTTCCGTTATTGATGGGTAGGTCGCAGTTGATAGTGCGGCAAGGGTATTCGCTGCCGACCAATAAGCAATTTGGTTTGCCGTACCAGTACCAAAAGCAACAGTTCCGGCGGCATCGGGGAAGGTCACAATTCGGGAAGCCGTAAGCGTACCCGGTATTAGTTCGACCGTGAGCGATGTCGTACCGCCAGCCCGACCACGGACAAGAATTCCATCTTGAGTTGCCGCCTGTCTAAAAATCTGACCCGTTGAGTTAGTGAAGGTGTTCGCACCTGTGAAGGCGTTAGCCGTTCCGAGATAGGCGACAGTACCGCCAGCACCAAACGCAACCGAAGATGAGTCCGTTCCGCTGAATGTCAGCGTGTTTTGAACCGTCAGCGTCTTCGCATTGGTGAGCGTGAATGTGCCCGTGGTTGCGGTCAGCGTAAGGCCGTTATAAGTTTTGTTGGTTAATGCCTGACTCCCCGTCAAGGTTGCAACCGTTGAGTCAACGCCGACCGTTAGGGTGTCGGTCGTTGCATCGGTCGTGATTGTAATGCCAGTTCCGTTCGCAAAGGTCAGAGTATCCGAGGTCGTATCGGCAACCACATTGGATTGACCCGACACGGCGACAGTTGAAAAGATGTTTTGGTCGCCTGTATTAGTTCCCGAAAGGTTTGAGCCTGCGATTGAACCTGTAACCGTGAGATTCGGCGTAACCTTAACTTCGGCTGGCGTGACACCTGTTCCCGTGGCATTAAGCGTCAAGTCGCCTGTGGAGTTAGCGGAAATCGAACCATAATTGGTTGCATCGTATTTAACTGAAACTTGCGTTCCTGTGCTTTCAACGCCAAAGGTCGTGCCGCTCCAAGTTAGTTTACTGCCCGAAACGATGCCCGTTCCGTTGTAGTAGGTGACCCCATTGGTCGTCTGACTGCTTGAGTTTGTTCCGCCGTCAGCAATTGCAAGGTCTGTTATGCCCGTGATGCTTCCGCCCGTAATGCTGACCGAGGACGCAGACTGAGTTGCGATTGAACCAAGACCGAGCGTGGTTCGTTGTGCCGAGGCATCCGCATCATCGAGCAAGTCACGGCCTGCGGAAGTGCAAGTAATCTCCTCGATGTCGCCTGCTCCTGCCGTTGATCTACCGAGAAGTCTATCCGTAGCCGAGACATTTTGAATCTTGGCATAAGTAACGGCATCGTTATCAATTGTCCAAGTTGCTCCCGAACTTGAAACTGTGATGTCGCCCTTGTCGCCGTCAGCAACAGATGCCGAAACAGGCTTATTCTTCCAAAGCCCCGAAGAAAGTTCGTAGGTCAGAACATCATTATCTGCCGGGCTTGCACCGATTAGAACACCGTGCAATTCGTTGAGTTCATATCCGTTTTGAATCTGAATGATTAATCTGCCCTGTGTCGGATGTGCCCTTGCAACCCAACCGATGAAAACGGCGTGAGCAGGTTCGGCAGGCGGAGTGTTGACCTGAAATTCGCCAGCGGTTTCGGAAAGCCAAAGCGAATCGCCGTCCGTGTAAGTCGTGGTTGGCAATGCAAGATTGTGAAGCGTTCCATTGACGGCACATTGACCATCGGCATTTGCTGCTATGTCCTCGGTCAGAATGCCAAGGGTTTTTGATGAGGTGCTTTCGTCTGTTGCATCGGCCTTCAATACATAAGGGCGGTTGCCAGTCGCACCGCCGATATAGACAACCGTTCCCTTGGTCAGCCCCGAAGGATAGTCACTCGATCTAACCCGAACTGTGATTTCGATTCGTTCGGCTTGGTCAACGACACCATCAGCATCGGTATCATAGACCGCTTGTGTCATATCTCCGCCCGTGTAGGCTTCAAAATCGGTGTCGCCAGCATTACGCCGCACCGACTGGCTTGCACCAAGGGTCAAACTCGATAAGATGTCGCCAAAATTAGCCATAATTAGAGATTGAGATCGTCAATGATTGTTGCAACAACATCCGACAATTCGTTGATGCTCGTTGAGTTGGCATCATATGCCCTGTCTGTCGTGTCATTGGTGACGGTATAAGACGAAATCGGGTTGAATGTGAACGAAACAGCCGTTGCTGCGTCGATGTCCTGCCCTCCGCTGATGCCCTTGAATTTCACAGTCTGACCGACATCGCCAGTTTCGAGGTCGATAAACTTGAGGGCATTGGTAAAGAGAACACTCTTTTCACTTGCCGAGTGTGACGACATTGCAGCAGATGTCCCGAACCGACCTCGTTTGAAGTTCGATATTCTCCACTTTGATTTGTAAATCGAGTTTGCCGGGACACTTTGAATGGTCGCCGTTCTGAACTGTATCCATTCCGAACCAACCCGAATCAGGTTAAGTTGCGGATAGCGATCCAACTGAGTGAAACCAGTTCCCGAATCAAGGGATTCAAGCGAAACAACATCATTGAAAAGAATATCCAAAGTGTTTGTTGTATCGTTCGTGTTTGCGTCTGCGTGGCTTCCAAGCGTTCCATCTGTTGTCCCAATGGTTGAGGGAACATCCTGCACCGAATTAAGGACATAGTTATCAGTTCCAAGTTCTCGATATATTCCGAAGGTCTCCGCAGATCCGACACCGTAACCGCAAACTGCGACATATACGCCAAGTCGCCCGGTATCCGCTCGGCGGATTGGCTTGCTGATAATCGGCACAATCTCCACATTTCGGGGGATGCTGACCGAATTGAACTGCGAATTGGTTATTGGTGAAAGTTGCGTTGCATTGGTCGCATTTTCAATCTCCGAAGGGTTGTAATCCTCGACAATAACGCCTTGGAACTTAACCACTCCAAGCGGCAAGGCCATTGTTTTCTTTTCAATGCGTACCTTGTAATTCACGCCTTCAATTGGCAGCGTGACCATATCGCCAATGGCATACTGTGCCAAGGCTGGCATCCCTTGGAATTCGATTTCCTTGGTCTCTGACCAAGTTTTCAGCAAGAACCGTTCTGCATTGTTTCGGGCGTTGTCTAGGGTATCGACAATCGGAAAAGAATACTGCACCGAATCAATGGTTGAAACATCGGCAAAAAGAAATGCGTTTGCAGTCTCGTTGTGATAGTCAAGCAATGGATTAAGAAACGAAAATTGCACTTGTTGAGGCTTTTCCGTTTCAGAAAGCATCTTGATCGAGGCATCAAACGGAATCGGCTCTTCGCCCAAATTGGTTGCCCTGAGCAAATCGGTATCCAAGGTCGCCAAACTAACCAAAGTATCTTTTACGGTTGTGATTTTGCCGTCGATTTCGGCAATACGAAAACCAAAGTATCTGCCGAGGGTCTCAATATGTGACCTTCGAGAACTCTTTGAATTCTCGATGTAACCGACAAATTCAAAGGCCGAGGTTGCTGACAGATCGTAATCGGTCGCCGTCAACCCGATGTCCTCAATCATCGTCGCCACAACATCATTTGCCTTGTTGTCGTTGTTAATGAGTTCAATCGTGAAGTTAGGCACTCGACCACGGTTCAAATAATAGTCCTCGAAGACTCCCATTGTTAGTCCTCGATAGGCGGTTGCGTAGTCCTCACCCACTCCAACGCCGTATTTCGTGTCTAGGTAGTCAATGAACGCAGAATCGGCAAGTTGGTCAGTTGTCCCGGTGTACATTCTGAAACCGTAGTATCGGGGCGGTGAAGTAATTGTATAAGTGCCTTGGGCATCAGCAACCGGGGCATAACTGTAGAAGCCAACTGGCGAACTGCTCGTCGAATCGTAAGCCGTGTAAGGATCTGCAATTCCCGAAGGGTTCAGGCCTTCGATAAGGTTTGTCGTTTGGTCAGACTTCCAATACTTCGCAACACCAATGATGTTGAGGTCGGGCGGTGCTGCGGATGCGTTTTCATACTTAACCGAGGTCAAGAAGCCATCGAATTCAACGAAGTCATAATTGACCCAATTACCGCCAGTATCGGAAAAGGTCTTGGTTTGTGTGGAAACAACGCTTGCACCGTTGTACCCGGTAAGCGTGACAGTCTTCGAACCCGATGACTTGTAAGCAATTGTCACCGTGGTTTTTTCAGTCAAGACTTCATCGGGATCGCCTGTTCGTTTTGACGGGTTGGCGATGATTGAGGTGTCTATTGTGACCGAAGCCGCACCAGCGAAAGAAACAGATTTTCCAAGTTGTGCAGTAGCGTCAGGGTCAACAACGGTATAAGACCCCGTAAGCGTGAAATCATCGGGCGAGAATGTATACCAAGAATCTCGTTCGACCTCTTGAATCAGGTCAGCATCTGCCCAAAATCTGCCCCAAGAATCAATTTGATTCGCACAGAAGACCATTCCGAGCGAAATGGTATAGGTGTGAATTCGCTCGGCTGGGGCTTGAGGCACGCCCTTTCCGCCTTGGGATTGATAATTTTGAACTCGGTGAGTGATGCCGTCAGACCAAACGATATTGCCCCCGACACGCACTTTCCCCCATATTCGAGGTATGAACACGCCGTATTCAGAGCCTGTCACTCGAATATCGTCATATTTGCCGACATCAATCGGATCTTGACGGCCTTTCGGACGCATCAGATACGAAATACCGATATTCGCAGCCGTTGATGCGGCGGCGACAATTAAACTGACGGCAACTGCTGGCAATCCCATTTATTCAACAATCCCCCGAATCCTAAATGCAGAAACGAACCAAGAAGGATGATAGTTTCTCTTGGCTTCAACTCTGATGCCCTTGGGCGTGGCGTGAAGAATGGTCGGTTCTTTGCCGTTTATTGGGTCAACTTCCGTGGTATAGAGAATTGAAGCGTGTCGGGGTTTAATTCCGCCCATCCTCATCAGATAAATATCCCCAATCTTGGCATCCTCAACGGCGATTTCATCGCAGTTCTTCCGCAGAGTATCCCTAATAACCTGTGCCGAAGGCGTTCGGCGGTATCCTTCGACATCGAAAACTTCAGGGTATCCAATCATATTGCCGATGACGACAAGCAGACCAACGCAATCAACGCCAGTTTCTGACGATCTGCCCTGATGAATGAACGGCAGACCAAGCATCGTTTCGGCTGCTTCAATAATCGCTTTTCTTGTCGTTTGAAAACTCATTATTCGGTTACTGGGGGAATATAACTAATAGCCTCAAGACCCGGCACAAATGGCTCTGCCCTAAAGTTCACAATATTGGAGAACATCTTGCAGTTCTCAACCGTTCGGTTACAACCTGCCGTCAGAGTGAATGTATCCGAGGTCTTTGGCGTGTATGGCAACGGTCGTTTCAGAAAGATTCCCACTTTATTTTGAGCGGTAAAATAATTATTCCACGAAATTTCTCTGCTTACGCCGTTATTATCGCCACTTGTGAAAGTAATTTTTCCGTTTGTATAAAAACCGTTGAATGGAATCGGTTTTGCCGAGGGGCTTGCCGCCGTCCATTGCGTTTTGTTGATGTCAATTCGTGACTTTGTAACGGAGTTTACATCGGTAATGTTTTGAACGATGTCATAGGTGTTACCGCTAACCGTGACAGTTGCCGCAGTATGCCCACATTCAGCATTGCGAAATTCTTTGACTCGGCAAGCCCTTGATGCAACCTTGCCAGCGTCCGAGGATAGCCGAGCAATCAAGCCTTGACCTTCTGCCGTAAAGTAAACTTGATAATCCTTGAATTCGCCCAAATTGCCCTTGAAATGAACCAACTCGCCAAGGTTCACATTGTCCCAACAGGCAGAAAAGATCTCGACAGTCGCAAAATCCCACTTGCCCGACATAACATCGGCGTGAGTGAACGAAGAACTTTGATAGATTCCCGTCATTTCAAGACTTGTGGCATTGTCCAATGCCTGTTCGACCGCTGACGGCGTGATGCCCGGTGATGAAGTGAAGGTAATGCCAGCGTGACCCGGCAAAGTCATATCACGAGTGTTCGAGGTGAAGCCAAGTGCAGACACGCCCGACCAAAACGCCTTTGGAGTCACCTTGATGAATAAGGCCATTCTCGGAGTAACTGAACTCCATTGATTCCAAAAGTCGCTTGCCGTATATGGGGATTGAATGTTTCTCGGCGTGTGCATTTAACTTGTTCTGACCTCGATCATTGGGATTTCGGGAATCTGAACCGATGAAGTGTCAGCACCTGCGGAGACCCAATAATTCAGCAATTCAACGGGCAGTTCGTCCGTATCAAAGCGACAAGGGACATAGAATTCATCAATCTTGAAATCAACCGTCGCACCGTTTGTCGGAGCGGTCACGAAGGTGACAATGCCAGTCGAAAGCGAATAAGTGTAGTCGGTCGTTGGGGTCTTGGTTGTGCCGTTGACCCGAACCGTGAGGCTTGCCGCCTTCGGATATTTAATTGTTCGGGTATAAGTGCCAACAACCGCTTCGGTGTATTTCTTGATTAACTGAAATTGTGTCCTAGATCCGTTCGCTGACTCGGCAAAGGTCGTAAAAGTATCAACTTTGAAATCTGACCAGTCTTTGACCAAGAAAGACTGCTCACGGCCTTTCATTGCGTGAAAAAAGGTCGTCAAGGTCGAAATATCCGCATACGATCTGACCGCAAAGGCAGCGTTGAACTTTAACAAGGGGTCTTGCCAAAGAGCATTGCGAACCTCTTGACCGTTACGGCCAACGATAATATCGGTTGAGTACTGAACCGCTTTTTGCCATTGGCTGACGGTCAGGGGAAATTGCGTCAAATTAACTGCCATATTTATCTTGTTCTTCGTTCAGTTTTGCGAAGTGCTGCGATGACTTGCTTTTGAATCATCTGACCAGTCTGCTGATTGTTGCCGACCGCACCCGAAACATTAACATTTACATTGTTATTCGTCACGGATGAACTTGAATTGTTGGTCACACCAGCCAGCGACGGCATCATTCCCATCGTCGGGGAAAGTCCGATTCCCGAAAAGTCAGGGAAAGAAAGATCAACGCCTTGGGCGGCTGCTTCGGCGGATGTTATAGTTCCGCCGCCAACGCTTGCTCCAATGCTCGAAAGCAATTGAAGAACGAGTCTTTGAATAGCAAGTCGGGCAAGATCTGCAAGAATCTGCTGAATCATCTTGCCAAAGCCTATTGCGACATTCTTGAAGAATCCGCCAAGTGTACCATCCCAATTGTTGACGGCATCAACAAAAATATCTCCAACTCGGCTTAGACTATCGAGAATACTAGTTTGAAAGAACTCGCCGAAACTTGGTAAGTCGGAATAAGCCCGTCGGATTCGATCCCGAACCGTTCTTGAAAATTCGTCCCAAGCATCCTTGTATAAAGGGGGCGGTAAAGTGGGGTCTTCTTCGCCAATTAGGCCTCCGCCAATCTGCCCGGCATTAACTGAGGGCTTCAGGATCAATCCCTTTTCGGCGATTGTCGCTAACTGCTTTTCAAGATCGAGGGCAATTGCTGCCCGAATCGCTCTTTGCTTAATTGATTCCTCAACAATGCCGTTCGCCTTCGCTAGATCTGAAAGGGCTTGTTTTACTTTGTCAAGATTTGATAATTCTTGCGGATAGGCGGATTTTATCACCTCTTCAAGAATTCCCTTTACTCGTTCTTCGGTCGATAGGCGATTCTCAATGGCCGCTTTCAATTCCTTTTCGGCAATGATTCGCTTGATTGTTGCAGCCGTTACACCCTTGAACTTGGCATCGGTCATTTCGAGAATCGTTAGATTCGCAATCCCGACTGTCTCAAGGCGTTTGTTTTCGTTGATTAACTCGGCAAGAGCCTCAAGGGCAGCCCTTTCACCTTTGTTTTTGCCCTTTTTGGCGAACTTCTCAACATCAAGAAGAGCATTGGCGGCAACTTCTGCAAGTTGTTTATTATTGTTGATACCATTAACAAAACCCTGAACCACATCAAAACCAATGGCCTCGAAGACCTTCGAAGGCGACTGTGATTTTAAGCCCGTCTTTGCACCCTTAATTGCAGTCTGTCCAAGGTCATTGCCAACCGTGAAAATGTTTTCTTTACGATCTCGAACGCCCTGAACAAACCCGGCAACGACATCTGTTCCAAGCCGTTTGCCTGCGTCATTCATTGCCGTGTTCAAACGGTTAAGTTCGGTTGTGATTGCGTCCTTTAAGCCTTGGGAAAGGTTCGGATTTTTCAGCAACTCATTAAGGGTGTTAATGAGCCTCTGAGATCCTGCAAGGGCTTTTTTGTCCGCATCGCTGAGAGATTTGGCAAGGTCTTCACCGATTTTGTCAGCCTCGGCTTTAAGTTTCTTTCTCAGTTCGGGTGAAAGTTCGGTATTGGCGGCGAGTTTGTCCAACGAACCTTGCAAAGATTTGCCAGTTGCATCCGCAATCGCAACAACTTTCTTGCCGTTTTCTTCGACAATATCGCCGACCCCGTTGATGAAGTTCGCCGTTGCCTGATTCGCTGCGTCTGCACCGCCTTGAACCCCTTGAGTGATGCCATTAGGAACGGCCTCACCTGCTCGATAGGCGGCGGCATCAATCTTTGGAATACCCTTCTTCATCGTGTCGGATACTCCGTCAATCATTGATTCGCCAATGCCGATTGCCTTCTGTGCCCATTCAGGCAAGAAACCTTTCAGCCAGTCGAGGAGTTTGCGGAATGGATAAGTTACCAAATCATAAAGATTTGCCAACACGCTCAAGAGAAGGTTAATCGGAGCAAGAAAGAAATTGACAAGATCCGCACCAGCAGACTTCCAATCTCCATTCACTAAATCTACGAAGAACATTACAAAACTTGAAATGACATCGTAGATATAACCGAAGACCGATTTGACAATGTTCCAAACAACAACAACTTGATTTGCAAAAATATCAATAAGAACCTTTGCATAAGGCTCGACCGCTTTGATGATTTTGCCAACTGCATCCTTAATTGTGTTGTAGGCCTTCATAATGGCAGAGCCATTTTTTGCCCAAAAATCAAGAATTACTTGTTTGGCAGCATTGAAAGTATCGACGACGGCAGACATCGCCCCATCAACAAGATCTTTGATTCCTGCAAAGTTGGTCTGATAAGCCTGATACAGGAGATAGCCAGCAGCAACAACCGCTGCAATCGTGGCAATGACTGGCAAGAATGAGGCTGTAAGAGTGCCGCCAACGGCTGCGAATACTGGAATAAGAACTTCGCCCAAAGTAATTAT